CCCTGTTCGGTGTAGTAGTCGATGGGCACTACATTTATACTGCGATAGATCGCAAATACTTCTTCTATAGTTTTCTCTGGACTACCCTGATAACGCTCTTTAGTATATCCAGCCAACTGCTCTGCTACACTTTCATAGCAGGTAAAGGTAGTATCACCTTTAAGGCGAGCGTGAGTAGCATACTGCTCTACTCCCCAAATCTTATGTAATTGTTCAATCATACTAGTATTATACACTCAACCTGCCGTAAAAGCAAGTGGAAATTTTGGTTGACAAACAGAAAAATAGAGCATATAATACTAGCTATGAAAAAATTTGAAATCAATGACGTCCTACAGTGGACTGGAGCTCCCCTGATCATCACAGGGCATAGTCTGAATGCTATTGGTCCAAGTGTGTATCCTTGGAATATCATAGTGTTCTTCTGGGGTACCCTTTGCTTTTTCGCTTGGAGCATTAGAATACGAAACAAGCCACAAACTTTGGTAAATTTCATCAGTTTAGCCATTGGATCTTTTGGTATTTTTAATGCATTTTTTGGTTGACTTTTGGTTATATTGAGTGTATAATGTTACACATAGACAATAAGAAAAGGAGCAATTAAATGGATATTCAAGCAATTCACAACGAAGCTAAAACAGCGGCAGTACAAGCAGAAAATGCGTATCTATCCCAACACGGTGAGCCATTATACTGTGGCTTTGCCTGGGTAGACGTGTTCGTAGAACGCACCAACAGCAAAGAAGCCAAAGAACTACTTAAAGTTGGCTTTAAAAAAAGTTGGAGAGCTAAATGTTTAAATCTTTGGAGCCCAGGTGGTTACAATGGTCAAAGCATGGACGTTAAAGAAGCTGGTGCTCATGCTTATGCTGAAGTCCTAAGTAAGTATGGATTCAAGGCTTATATGGGCGCACGAGCTGACTAAATTTTGTATAACAAAATCAATGACTTATAATGTTTATATTTTGGTTGACAAAACGGTAAAAATCATGTATAATACTACGTATAGACAATAAAAAAGGAGCAATAAATGACAGTAAAAACATTTAAAGTAGCAGGTATTAGTTTACATAATGGCAAATATAAAGTGCGTTATGCCAACAATAAAAGCCGTGCTAAGGTATTAGCTAAGAATGGTCATACAGATATTGAACTTGTGACACTTAAAGAAGCGTTACCTAAAGAAGATATTATCGATCAGCTTTTGAACCATACGTTCAAAACAGCAGAAGCTAATGCCGCGATCAAGTTAGAAGCAAAAGAACTAGGCTTTAACTTATAATTTTTCTAATAAACGAAAGGACAAAAATGACTAATTTAATTGAACTTGAAAAACCGCAAGAATGGCACAGTGAATATGACGGTAGTAAGAAAACCGGCAAAATTGTGACATATCCAGCCCAACCCGGAACAATTCAAACTATTGATTCTGATTTAGTAAAGGCAATTAAACAACCTTTATTAAATTCAGCAAAAGGAAAATGGGGTCAAGGTGGTATGCGGTATCTATACGATTTGGAAGATAATGTTTATGGAATCGTATTTTCATCTGATGACGAGCGTGATATTCACGACGTGTTTAAGAATAACGGCTGGCAACATGGAGTTGATGCTAAACAAGTTAAATCTGGTATGACAATTTATGTTGTTCCCAATGACTCTATAATTAAAGATAATCCAAACGCTATAGGTATAAAGTTTAGATTAGCATAGGGGGACAGGATTAGTCCTGTAGGGGTCGTCGCGATCCTGTGGAACCCTGGATTTCCACAAAAACCGCAGTCTTAGTTTGCTGGCTTTTAGACTTAAAACGGAAAACCAGCACTTCTTTTTAAGAAAGGTATATATGAAAAAATTAGTTATGGCAGGAGTGTTAGGATTAACAGCAATCACGGCACAAGCCGAACAAACTGGAGAATTCCAAAAAGTCTACGAAGTGCCGGGTATGACTGCTGAGCAGATTGAAAAATCATTTGGTCCAGCTAAAATTGATGTTGGACAAGCTATGATGTCTAAAACACAGGACATTATGAATATAACAACTGGGCAAGAATGGAAAAACGGTTTAGTCGGTGGGCAGAAGACTAATATCCGATGTGACATCGCACCTAGCAGTTGGTTGCCTAGTGTGAACGAATGGGTAGCAGGTGACGTCGTAGTCCAAGCTAAAGACGGCCGGGCAAGGATTACAGTAACCATAAATGATGTTCATGGTCCGGGTAAGGATACCTGTTTATCTAGTATCGAAAAGCACATTGATACTCGTATGGCTAACCTTAAAAAGTTAGATAATAACTGGTAAATTTTGGTTGACTTTTTGGTAAAATGACTGTATAATATTACATATTAACAATAAAGAAAGGTTAAAAATGCCATTAGAACACTTAACTAAGAACTTGAAATTTCAGATCGAACAGCTATCGCAAGATCAGCTCGAAGAAGAATTTGAGTTATATAAGAGCTTACAGGCCCGTAGCGTCCGTGATGAGATCTACCAAGAGCTATTGGCTCAAGAATTAGATCGACGTGAACATGAACAGGAGTATGCATAATGACATATACAATTTTAAATACAATTTCATTAATAGCTGTTTTGGTGGCTGTATTTTTTCTAGGCCGTGCCTATGAAATCATGCATCAGCTGAAAAAAGATACTAAAGCCTGGAGCAAGAAATAATGATATTTTCACTAGAAGGCTATTTTGAAAAACGTAAGTTTGATCCAAATGTTCGTGAGGACTTGTTAGCGTATAGGAAGTTTATCACAGCAGGTGGTTGGGGTAAGAATGGTTGCCCATTTAAACTAGAACAAGGGTTCACTAATATTCCGCAGATGTTGACCGTTAAGATTGCCAATTGGGCAGTTAAAAACTCTACCAAGTAGTTCGCACCTGGGCAGGTTTAGTTCATTTTCCTGCCCTTTCTTTTGGCTTAAATATCTATATGGCCAGCTACTCAATAAATGCTAACTCAGTTAGCCAAACAACTCCAGTCCTAGCTCGTGGACCTGTTACTATCACCGCCCAGGTCAGTGTGTTCTGGCGTGTGGGTGAAAATCCTGTCGCAGACAACAAGTGCGCTCTCTTGCGTGCTGGTACTACGCAGACTCTACACATACCAGTCAAGTGTAGTAAGATAGCATTCCTAGCAGTTAAAGACTCTGGTTGGGTCACAGTATCAGAACTCAATGGAACAAAAGCCAGTTGTTCTAGTTAAAAGTTGATAAATAACTTAAATATACCAAGGAATTATTCACATGGCAACATATCAACTTACTGCTAACTCAAGCCAAACAGCTTTAAGTCCGGCACTAAACAGCACCAAAGTCAAGGTAGTTAGTAACGCAGCCTGCTATTATGCAGTTGGTCCTACACCTGTAGCTTATAACACCGGTAACTGCGTATTAATTCCAGCAAATACCATCCGTGATATCATAGTAGGTGACGGCACATACACTAGTCAATGGACAGCATTAGGCAACGTTGTAACCAGTGTGACTAACCCAAGGATTACTTTCATAACCGCAGCTGGTACATTGGCAGTGGTAAGCATAACAGAAATTGGCACGGTAGACTTTTCAAGAACAGCTGACTAATATGAAAGCGGCAGAATTTTTACGTAAGCTAGCTGATGCCCTAGCAGTTATCGAAGATGACGATGTGTCTGACGCACAACCAGAACAAGATGTCATGGTTCCACCCCTACAACAAAAAATCGAAATCCTTAAAAAATCTCAAGGCATAGATAATATCTATAATGACAACAATGTTTCCGACAACACTGTCATAGTAACCACAGCAGAAGAAGACGAACCTTTCGAAGGGTAGACTCCATGAGTTTCACCCAAGATTTATTTTCCAGCAGAAGAAATTATACAGATGGTAATACCCGTATCAACGAAACCGATCGCATCTGGTATGATAGTAACACTAATGTTTTCCGCATAAGTAATGGAGTAACACCAGGTGGTGTTATAATCAGCAGTAGGGCTGAGATAGAATACGTGTATCTCAGCGCATATGATACTTCCACACAGACAGCTGATGCTAATGTCGGGGTGGCCAATCCCATAACCATCAACAGCACAGACTTCAGCAGTAATATATCTAACACGAATGGTAACATTACCTTGCATTATCCAGGCACCTATAATTTACAATTCAGTGTCCAATTGTCCAATAGTTCAAATTCTCCAGCTGATGTTTGGATATGGCTAAGGCAAAATGGGCAAGATATCGCCCACAGCACAGGTATCGTGACCGTCCCACAGTTCCATGGTGGCAAACCTGGTAGAACGATATCCAGCTGGAATTATCTGATCGACACAGCCAATTACGATGAGTTCGTTCAACTCTATTGGTGGAGCGACGAAGCCGCTGATGTTAGTTTATCAGAAATAGCGGCGCAAACTCCTACCCTTACGAATCCAGCGATTCCAGAAAGCCCTTCTATTATTTTAACAGTTTGTCCTGTTCGATTAAAAACCACTTGACATTCAATATCGTTTAAGTTTATAATTCAGAAATTTATCTAAGTTTAGTCCTTAGGACTAAATAAAATTGCAACGCCAATAGTGATATTGACGTCGGATTCAAATTGACGCCTAGGGTATTGACCCTTTTACTCGTGTGATACACGTAGAACGCCGTCCGTGAGTACTCCTCGAGAGTTACTAGCAACTGAATGCTAGTATTCTCTTAATCAAAATACTAGCATTCCTTTACTAATTTTGTTACACTATAAAGATGCTAGAATTTTTAATTATTTTATTGATCGGTTTATTATCGGGTATCGTAATTGGTCTGATGCCAGGACTCCCTGCGTATATAGGACCCTTATTTCTATATCCATTTATCAGCTATCTTTCTGTAGATCAAATCTTAGCATTTTGGTTATCTTCACATATTGGTAGCCAATACTTCGGTAGTGTTGCAGCGATACTGCTTAAAATTCCTGGTGAAATGTCGTCAATGATCTATATCAAGGATATAGATCGGCTCAATACCAACGAACGGCTTGGTTTAGTAAGCCAAACGGCCTGGGGTAGTACTATCGGATCATTGGTTAGTCTCATGGTAATTTTACTAGTATATTATCTGGGGCTATATACAGAATTGATCCAATTAAGTAGTAATAATATCAAGATATTGTTATTGACCATCTTAGTAGCGACCTTGTGTTGGTTTACAGATCATAAGAAATTAAGTTTCTTGTTATTTTTCATTGGATTCTTTTTTTCTGAAAAAACCAATCATGAATTACCAATTTGGGTATTCAAGATACAAGAGTATACCACTGACATTACGATATTTTCTTTAATTTTAGCATTTTTAATTATTCCTGAAGTTATAGAGGAAATATCAAAAGATCATACGATTGATCAACTTGATATCACTAAAAAAACTGTTAAATCAAAATTAGATTTTAGTTCTATATTAAGAGGAACCTGGCTTGGATCTGTAATTGGTCTGATCCCTGGACCTTCGCACATACTAGCTTCGATTGGGGCATATAATAGCTACAATAAAGACCAAATCAAAGAAAAGATTATCAGTGCAGAATCTGCTAACAACAGCGCAACTATAACATCTTTGTTACCGTTTTTATATGTAGGATTACCCATAACACTAAATGAATTTTTGTTAAATGATTTACTTCAAGTTAAATTGTTCATGATCCCGCGTGATTTTTTACAGGCGTGGCCTCCCATGCCTAGCATAAATTTAATTGAATTTTGTTTTATTGTGATAGTTTTGTCTATTTTTGTATATCATTTTTTAGCACAAATGTTTTTAGGGTATTATGGAAAATTTCTAAAAGATATGCATGGTAGACTCAAGTGGATATTTTTATGTCTGATATCTTTTTTGATGTATATTGATATCTCATATAATTCGATGTATGTTATTCCTTATATGATTTCTTTAACTTTGTTAGCTAGTGTTGGTTGGTGGATGAAACGTAATTGTATTAATGTACTACCTTTGCTGTTTGGATTTATTTTAGGCGACATGATATGTTGGTCAGCTTATCAGTTTTATCAAATTTATTTTTATTAGGAGATATAAATGTTTAAAAAAATTGTAGGAAAAATTTTAGTTGGATTAGTGGTGTTTTCATCAATTGCCCATGCTGATGAGGGGTTGAAAGTTATGTATGTTGGCGCTCCACAATCGGGGCCACCAGTTATTTTAACACAGTCATTTGCACAAAATTTGAATGTTCCAAATACATTTGTCAGCATGAAAGACTGCGCCGGTGCCCTTAAAGTAATTGAGCAAAATCCTAATGTAGTGTTTTTTGTCAGTGACTTATCAACACTAACATTTAAACGCGAAGGTACAGACTGTATGCCAAAATTCAAACCGGAAGACGTGATTGGCACTGTAGCATCCAGCTGGCATGTTTGTAAAAAGGTCGGCGGTAGAGACATGGGACAACAAAGATTTACTTTTGGTATGTCGAACGTAATACCAGTGAATGGAATAGCAAAAGATTTCAATAAACGTAATGGGGTGAATGCAGTCCCTGTGGCTTTGGCTAGTTCAAGTCAGGTCGTTTCTGCTTTACTGAGTGGAGATATTGACTGGGGGATGATCAATCCCGGAGTGTCGGAACCATTGGTTCAGGAAGGCAAACTAGAATGTCCATTGACATTTATACCACAAGGTACAGCATTGGTAGGCAAAAATTCATATATTGCTAATCACTATGATATGACTATTCCAGATCTACGTTGTACATATTTGTTAGTAGTTAAATCTAAGGATCCTAAAGTGCGAGAAGCAGCATTGAAAGCAGCTCAAAGCAAAGGATTTACAGAATTCCTGGATAAAACACGTTATATTAACATTAAATCAGGAAATTTTACACAGGCTGATCTAGATGGATTTAATTTTTATATTAATCATTTAGAAAAATCCTATTATTAAGAACATCACAAGGACAAAAAAATGAAGAAAATTTTAACTTTATTGTTAATCACAGCCAGCACTGCAACACTGGCTGATAGCAATGCTGATTTGATACAGGCTCTTGTCAACAAAGGAGTGTTAACACCAGAAGAAGCAGCTCCATTGGTAAAAGATCACGTTAAAGAAAAGAGAGAAATTAAAAAATCTATAGCTGACAGCGGACGAGAAGAAATGCCCGTCAAGTTTTTTGGAGTTATTAGAACATTTTTAGAAAACGATAAGATCAACACACCCGGCGCACAACCAGACGCTAAAGTAAGTAGCTGGATCAGTAAGTTAGGTATTAAATTTAAGGAACCAATTACAGCATTTGGCGATGGATGGGTAGTTAATGGACAGTATGAAACTAGTTTTCAAAGCGATACTCCCAAATATCTGACTACATATTTAGGTGATATGCAAAGTACTATCGGGGTCGCTTCTAATTATGTAGATTCTGCGGCCGAATATAAATTAGACGTAGGTCGTAAACCACACGGACTTTGGTTAACCATGCGTGAATTTGGTATATTCAATGATGATCCCGGTTCTCCGTTGGGAGAAATACATGCCAGACAAAATATCTTTATGAATAATGGCATATATGCCCAATACAAACCAAGTTACGTGCCGGGATTGACGATCAATACCGACTACAGCCTAAGTGAACGCGATAATGTCAGGAACAAATATTCTGTATCTGCTAGATATAATTGGGATAGGTATTCTATCGTTGGTGTAAGATATGATGATTATATTGGTAACGAGACAAATTTAGTTGCAGGTTCGATTGAATTTAAAGAACTTAAATCTAAATTAACCGCTATGTATAGTGATGACAACCAGACAGGGACTCCCTTACCAGCTAACGGACCTACACTTAAGACCAAAGGGTTTAGCACTCAATGGGCTTGGAAATACAGTGAAAATAATACAGCACTAGTTGGATATGGTCATAGGAATGATGGAGTAAATTCTTATACTTTAGGTAACGATTATCAATTGAATAAGCGCACCACGTTACAGTTACATTATCAACACACAAATGCTGATAATCCAATAGTTTTTACAACAGCTAATGATATTGGTCCGATTTATGGTACCAATGGTGGTCCAGCTGCGGCCACCGCCACCTCAAGAGATTTGGCTATATTAGGACTTAAATTTGTATTTTAAATGATCAAAAGACCTTTAATATTTGTAGGCAGTAGAAATAAACAAGCCCTATTACATATAGCCGCAGAGCTAAACGGTTATGAAATTCTGGGTATATTAGATCATCATTATTATGGTGATGGTAATAATAAAATAAACAATGTTCCTGTGATAGGAGACGAACGTTGGTTGCTGGATCCTGAGAATAAAGAAGCACAGCACTGGTTAAAAACCTGTGACTTCTTTCCGGGCAATTGGTGGAATGGAAATCAACATACTGATAAAAAACAGATTAATCTACAACAATTACGTTTAGATAGGATTTCTATTCTAGAAAAGTCGGGAGCAAATGTAATCAATATAATACATCCAAGCAGTTTGCCTAAAGGTCATGACAGCAAGTATGCTAGTTTGAAATTTGGTAAAGGTATTTTTGTTGATGACGATTGCTGGATTTGTCCACATCAGGTCAGTATAGGAGACTATAGCGTTGTGATGATGAATGCCAAAGTAACCGCAATGAGTCAGATAGGATTTAATGTCATCATAGGCCCTGCCGCATATACATACGCCTGTACGATAGGAGATAACAGTTATCTCGGTATGTTTACAAAAATCAGTTTAAATCATAAAACCGGAATCACACATATTGGAAATAATGTTACAACTTGGGCGCATTCAGATGTTAAAGCAAATATACCCGATAATTGTATCCATACTGATCAGGGAAGAATATTAAAGAAAAGGGAATCCCATGGAAAAGATTAATCTCACAGACTATCTGTTAGATATTTTTAAAAATTTTGATTCGAATAAAATTGCCATAATTGACAGCGAACGTGAAATTACATATAGTAATTTGTCTGGGTCTATAATAGATTTTGCCGGGTATCTCTCTGAAAAGGGATTTCATTCAGGAGACAAGGTAGGATTTTTAATGGAAGATAGCATTGAATGGTGTATTGCATTTTTTGCTACCCTATATCTAGGTGGAACACCAGTTTTGCTTAGTCCCCGAGCATCATCAAAAGATTTATGTGATGCGATTTCAACAAGTAATGTAAGATTTGTTATTGTTTGTGAATCAGATTTAAATTTAGCAGATTTAACATTCCATGATAATACTTGCATAATTAAAAAACATGAAATTTTTTGTGGAGATAGAAAAAAAACTATTTTTCCTTATTGGTGGCATCCAGATGAATCTTCGTTCTGGTGTAAAAGTTCAGGAACTAGCGGTCGCAATCAAAGATTTATTGTGCATAGACATAAAAGTCTTTTTGACGCAATTAAAATTAATACTGATTTACACCAACTCACTGACACGGTGATATCATTTTCTACGCCAAAATTATTTTTTACTTATGGATTACTAAATCTATTAGGTGGATTAGTTAAAGGATGTAAAATTATTTTATCTAGTAAAATTCCTGCTGGTGCGTTGGTAAGTAACATTGTGAAGACCTACAAAGTTACTCATTTATACGCAACACCTACTATTTTTATGTCATTGATAAAATATAATGGTGATAGTGAGGATTTTGATAGTATCAGACATATTGCTTGTTCTGGGGAATATTTGCCTAAATATATCGAACAAACTTTTTATAATAAGTATAAAAAATCAATTTACAGTGGCTTAGGTATGGCTGAACTAACTACGTGGGCCATTGGCCAAAATAAAGACCAAAACAAATTTGGTTCTATAGGAGTTGCGTTGCCCGGAGTCATAGCTGAGGTAAGAAATGAGCAAGGTGGTTTATGTAAAAATGGTGAAATTGGAGAGTTATATATTAAACATCCTGCAATGGCACTAATGTATTGGAATTCTGTTAAAGATAGTTTAGAAACTTTTGTTGATGGTTGGGTTAAAACAAGAGATATGGTATACAGAGACAGTGATAATTATTATATGTATGTCTGTCGTAAAGATGATGCAATTAAAATCCGCGGCAGTTATGTAAAAATTTTAGACATTGAAGAATTGATTTCTCAGCACCCCGCAGTCGAAGAATGTGTAGTTATTAATATAAAAAATAAATTTGATATGCCTGAATTAAGCAGTAAAATAGTTTTAAAAAAATCTCACAATATAACATCGAGTGAAATCAGAAGTTTTTTATCTAAAAAAATAGAATTATACAAAATACCAAAGCACATTTATTTTGTTGAGTCATTACCAAAAACATTAACTACTAAAAAAATTAGAAATAGAAATCATGAATCATTCAAAAACACTTGACTTCCTCTACTAAACTACTATATTATAGATAGTATAACCCAATAAATACATAACTATGCTATTTGGCTACATCTTACTTTTAATTGCATTAACCATCAGTGGTGTTGCGGCTTTTTACAGTATCGCAGGACTAACTGCTATATTTGCCGCGGCATTCTGGCCTATCGTTATCATGGGCAGTGTGTTAGAACTTGGTAAAGTTATCACCACAGTTTGGCTACACAAGTATTGGGATCGCGCCGCATTACAATTCAAACTATATCTAGTTCCAGCCATTGGTATCCTTATGTTAATTACTTCAATGGGCATCTTTGGATTCTTGAGTAAAGCACATTTGGATCAAGCAGTGCCGGCTGGTGATGTATCAGCACAGGTACAGATATTTGATGACAAGATCAAAACTGAACGAGATAATATCGAAGCGGCCCGCAAAGCCCTAAAGCAGATGGACGCACAGGTTGATGAGAAACTATCAAGAACAACAGATGATCGAGGAGCAGAACGTGCAGTCCAAATCCGTAGAACACAGACCAAAGAGAGAACCAATCTCCAAAACGAAATTTCCTCCGCACAGAAAAAGATTTCAGCACTTCAAGAACAGCGAGCACCCGTAGCCAGCCAAGCACGTAAAGTAGAAGCAGAAGTTGGTCCTATCAAATATATCGCCGCACTTATCTACGGTGACAATCCAGAAGCTAATCTATTAGAAAAAGCAGTTAGATGGGTAATCATCTTAATAGTTCTAGTATTTGATCCATTGGCATTAGTTTTAATCTTGGCCGCTGATCAGACATTTGTTTGGCATAGAGAAGATAAGAAGAAACGAGAAGGGTGGAGCCAAGTTTGGCAACCTAACAGCGAAGCATGGCCTGAATGGAATGATCTACCCCCGGCTTCAGAAGACTTTGATCCAAGACCCACGTATGAACCCGATGATGGCCCGTTAACTGATACACAGTTAGATAAGATACAAGAACTAGCTGATCAACAGATCGCAGAAGAACAAACAAAAAATACCACACTCACACGTGAACTTGAGGCGGTTAAAGCTACAGCTGAGAACCTAAAAAAAAAGTTCATGAACTCCTTCAGCAACCTTCTAAAGAAATAATCAAAGAAGTATTTGTTGATAGACCAATTGAGGTCACCAAAGAAGTTTATATTGATAGACCCGTTGAAGTTATCAAGGAAATAATCAAAGAAGTTCCTGTTGAAGTCGTTAAAGAAGTAATAGTAGAACGAGAAGTCATCAAAGAAGTCATAGTAGAACGATTCATCGAACCACCTGCACCAGAACCTACACCACCAGCTGATATTTCGTACGCCGACCCTCCACCATTGAGAGGATTCCAAGCACCCGCGACCGATGAAGCTCCAATCAATCCAACACCCAAGGCAGTGGTCATTGACGAAGTACCAAATCAAGTGGTCATACCAGATTTCAGCATCGGTGCTGAAAATGCCATGCCGGTAAATGCTGGCTTTGGTGATACGTTCCCCATTAACCCACTCAAAGGTGATATGTTCCTGCGTGTGGACATGTTGCCCAGCAAGCTATTCAAGTGGAATGAACAGAAATGGATAGAAGTAGATAAAACCAAGACTGATAGTTTTGCCTACGATCGCGCATATATACAACATCTAATAGAAAAAATTGACTCAGGTGAATATGACATTGATCTGCTCACCGACAGTGAAAGCGAACAAATCAAGGAGTATTTAAATGCACAATCAAAACACTAGATATATCACCTATCCCAGCACGGTAGAAAAACAGCGTCATACAGTTCTAATCATCGACATCAAACCAGCGGATTTCATAGTCCTAACAGAATTCCTCCAGGCCTCTAATAGAGATTTTGATGTCTACTTGTACGAGGGTGCTACTCATGATCTAGAATGGTTAAATCATGTCAGCCAGAACTGTGATGCGATCCTTATAGATCATTCTAGCCAAGTTACCATCACACCCATAGATACTAATATCAGATATGGAGTTGGATCGGAGTATCAGACACCTTACGGTTACTTCACCAAATTAGTTGACAAAACTGTTGAAATTATTGTATAATATCATAAATAATATACTATTATATTCAAGGAAAGGTGTTAATGGCATTTGAAAATTCATTAAAAGGCAGTACTGTTTACGTTAAGAACGACAATGTAGAACAGGCTATGCGTAAGTTTAAGAAAAAGATACAGGACAGTGGTTTGTTATTAGATATGCGTGGTCGTGAGCACTATGAAAAACCCACTACTGAACGTAAACGCAAAGCCAGTGCAGCCAAAAATCGTTGGAAAAAGAAATTACAGAGCCAGCAGTTGCCCAAGAAATTATATTAGTATATAATAAAGTTTTAAAGAAATAAATAATTGTATAGAGTGCCGTAAAGGGCTTTATATTTTAGATCTTGCTTAATAAAAGGAGAAACTATATGTCTAAGATCATCGGTATCGACTTAGGAACCACAAATTCATGCGTGGCTATTCTAGAAAACAACAAACCCCGTGTAATTGAAAACAATGAAGGTGCTCGTACTACACCTAGCGTCGTTGCCTATGGCGATGAAATTCTAGTTGGTGCACCAGCTAAACGCCAAGCAGTAACTAATCCAAAGAAAACTATCTATGCAAGTAAACGCTTGATTGGTCGTAAGTTTGACGAAAAAGAAGTCCAAAAAGATTTAGATCTGATGCCCTACACTATCATCAAAAATACCAATGGTGATGCATGGGTGCAGATAGATGAAGAAAAACTAGCACCACCACAAATCTCTGCTGAAGTCTTGCGTAAAATGAAAAAGACTGCTGAAGACTATCTTGGTGCAGAAGTAACACAGGCAGTTATCACTGTGCCAGCTTATTTTAATGACGCACAGCGCCAAGCGACTAAAGACGCAGGCAAGATTGCCGGATTAGAAGTACTACGTATCATCAACGAGCCAACAGCGGCTGCATTAGCATTTGGCATGGACAAAGACAGTAAAAAAGATCGTAAGATTGCTGTGTATGACCTAGGTGGCGGTACATTTGACGTATCCATTATTGAGATTGCAGATGTTGATGGTGAAAAACAATTTGAAGTTTTAGCTACAAATGGTGATACATTCTTAGGTGGTGAAGACTTTGACCAACGTGTGATGGACTACATCATTGACGAATTCAAGAAAGAGTCAGGTGTTGATCTCAAAAAAGACATGTTAGCCCTACAACGATTAAAAGACGCTGCAGAAAAAGCAAAAATTGAGTTGTCAAGCAGCCAACAGACTACAGTAAACCTACCGTACATCACAGCAGACGCAACAGGGCCTAAACACTTAAACGTGGTCATCAGTCGCGCTAAGTTTGAATCACTGGTTGAAGATCTAATCCAACGCAGTATTGAGCCATGTCGTATTGCTATTAAAGATTCAGGTGTTGCAGTTGCAGACATCGATGATGTTATCCTAGTTGGTGGGCAAACACGTATGCCCAAGGTACAAGAAGCAGTTGAAGCATTATTTGGCAAGGCTCCACGTAAGGATGTCAATCCAGATGAGGCAGTGGCAGTTGGTGCGGCTATCCAAGGTGCTGTATTAGCAGGTGACAAGACTGACGTTCTATTACTAGACGTTACTCCATTGTCATTGGGTATCGAAACCATTGGTGGCGTGTTTACTAAACTTATTAAAAAGAATACTACTATTCCTACTAAAGTTAGCCAAACATTCTCAACAGCAGATGATAACCAACCAGCAGTTACAGTTGCTATCGCACAAGGTGAACGTGAGTTCGTCAAGGACAATAAGAAACTTGGTGAGTTTAATCTAGAAGGTATCGAGCCAGCACCACGTGGCGTACCAGCTATTGAGATTACGCTTGACATTGATGCCAACGGTATCTTAAAAGTAAGTGCTAAAGATAAGAAAACTGGCAAAGAAAATAAGATCACTATCAAAGCCAATTCAGGTTTAAGTGAAGAAGAAATTGAGAAAATGGTACAGGATGCAGAAACTAATAAAGAAGCTGATGCCAAAGCCCGCACAACAGTTGAGGCCAAAAATGCAGGAGAAAATAATGTACACGGAATTGAACGTGCATTGAAAGAACATGGTGATAAGATCACCGAAGAACAACGCAAGGCAGTAGAAGCCGGAGTTGAACAACTTAAAGAAGCTTTGAAAACAGAGGACGCTGAAAAGATCTATGAAGCTATCCAGGCACTAGCCGAACCAGCTTTTCCATTGTTTGAAGCTAAATCTGCAGCAGAAGCCGAACCTACGGTAGAAACTGCGGACCAACCAAATTCAGAAAAACCCAGCGATGTAGTAGATGCTGAGTTTACTGAAGTTAAAAAGGATGCCTAAGGGGTCCTTGATTTAATCTTGCTTTATATAAGGAGAATAAGCTATGAAACAAGTATATATTAACAGTCTGGATATTCCAAGTATCCAAAGATTTGCAGTTGGATTTGACCGCATGTTTGATGAGCTCAGCCGTACAGCTGGTACATTGAATGCTAGTAACTATCCACCCTACAACATCATCAAAGAAAGCGAAACTATCTGGAAGATTGAGGTAGCTGTCGCAGGCTTTGATGAAAGTGAGTTGGATGTTGAGATCGTCAACAACGAACTAGTTGTCTCTGGTGCTGTCAACAAAGAAAACAAAGCGGAACAACAGTATCTACATCAGGGTATCGCTGGTCGTGACTTTGAACGCACATTTGCTCTAGCAGAAAATGTAGAAGTCAAAGGTGCTGGGGTTAAGAATGGTATCTTAACTGTTACTTTAGAACATATCGTTCCAGAGTCAGCTAAACCTAAGAAAATCGCCATTACTTTCCAAAAGTAATTGCAATTCTAAACAAAAGACTATATAATAATAACTAGGGCGGTAGAAATGCCGCCCGTGTTATTCGATTAAAATATTATGTCAATTATAGCAAAGGAAATCATGGGCACTAAAGCTGTTACCAGAGTAAAACCTACTCCTAAATTTGATTTGAGAGAACCTCCCTTGTATCGCGTGATCTATATCAACGACAGCGTGACCACCATGGAGTTCGTGATAGAAACCCTAGTAACCATTTTCAATCACACACCAGAATCTGCCCAAGAAGTCACCATGAAGATACATGAAGAAGGTAGTGGTACTGCTGCGATACTTCCATATGAGATGGCAGAACAAAAAGGTGTGGAAGTAACACAGTTAGCCCGCAACAATGGATACCCACTTCAAATAAAGCTCGAACCTGCTGAATGATATTCAATAAAGTCCAGGAATTAAAAGCACAAGGTCTACGCATAGGATTCACTGCTAGCCAATTTGATATGTTACACGCAGGTCATATTGCTATGTTAAGTGAAGCTCGCAATCACTGTGATTATCTTATTGCTGGCTTACAAAACAATGCCAGCTGGGATCGTCCAGAAAAGAACGCACCGATCCAATCAATAGTTGAACGTCAGATACAGTTAGCGGCAACACGCTATGTAGATGAGATCGTAGTTTATAATACAGAAAAAGATCTTGAAGATATCCTACTTACATTACCCCTTGATGTACGTATCTTAGGTGTAGAATATCGTGATAAAGAATTTACAGGTCGTGATATCTGTGTTTCGCGTGACATCGAATTAATCTATAATAAACGTGATCATAGTTTTAGTTCTAGCAGTCTTCGTAAACGTGTAGTAGAAGCAGAGAATAAACGATGAAGATAAGTGAAAATCAAATTGAGATAATTGCAGCTATATTACTGCTTACTGCACTGATATTCACATATATCTATAGTGACGAAATTGACGGAACAGTATCATATGATTGCAGACTAGCTGAAATTAGTGTAGACTATCCAGTAGCAGTTAAAGAACAATGTAGAAAACTAATGGAAGGTAAGAAGTAATGGATGTAATGTTAGACTTAGAAACACTAAGCACTCGCCCAGATGCTACTATCTTAACCTTTGGTGCTTGTAAGTTTAGTCCTTATAATCAAGAACCTATAGACAAAGGCATTTATTTCCGTGTCAGTGTAGATGAACAGATCACACTTGGACGTCACGTAGATGACAATACTGTTGAATGGTGGAGTAGACAAGCAGATGATGTACGTGAAGAAGCACTAGGTGAAGGTGATCGCGTTACATTAGATGAATTTACCAAGCAGTTAAATAGATTTATAGTAGGCGCTGATAACATCTGGGCACAGGGTCCTGTGTTTGATATCGTTATCTTAGAAAACCTATATCGCCAATTGGGGTTACCTTGCCCTTGGCAGTTTTGGCAGATCCGTGACAGTCGCACATTATTAAGCACACACGGGGATCCTCGAGATAAAAACAAGGCAGGCTTGCATAATGCCTTAGAAGATTGTGTCAGCCAGGCACAGGCAGTGCAAACTGTATTTGAACAATGTGGTATAACAGAGAAAAGATAATGAACATTATATTTGGTCGTGAAAACGCAGAAAAGCTCAGAGAAAAATACACTGTATTAGATCTAGAAAAACTAGTAGTAGAAGACAAAGAAGT